ACCATCATCCCGACCGAGTGTACGGTACGCGACCAAGCCTATATGGAAGCCAACGGATGGTTCCCACCAGAGCCAGACGAAGCCACTGAAGACCAGAACGCTGAAATCGTTGAGTAATGGCTAAGCATACACACGTATTTAAAACGCCTGCTTTTTGGTTTGCCTTTAATAACGGCGAAGAGGTAAAGGGCAACCCGCGCAATAACTACGGGTATGCCTCCAAGGGTGAGCTTAGCACGGGACAGCAGTACCTCGATATATTCGATACTGAGGAGGAGATGGCTGCGTATATCGACCTTCAAGTCGGTGAGCCAGGGTGGTACTATAAGTGCGAGAACCGCGTTCCTTACCCGCCCAACCCTAATAAATGGGAGTGCCCTGAAGAAGAAATGTAATGAAATTCAATTCTAATTCTACCGTAGGTACCGACGTAAGATACAGTTTGAGTGAAAGCAATGAGGAAGAAAATATGAATTACGAACTTATATCAGTTGGTATGGGTGCCGCTTCAGGCATTTTAGCAACCTACATAAAGATGCAGAATGAAATTGTTAAAATCAAAAGCCGCCTTCATTCTCTAGAAAAACAAGAGACCAAGGTCCAGCAGACGTTGGACGTTCTCTTAGATGGAGTTAATGACATCAAGCTACTCCTAGCTAAGAAAGGAATTGAATGAGGGACATAAACAAAATTATCCTCCATTGTTCGGCAACGCCAGAGGGTAGGGATGTTACGGTAGATGATATAAGAAGGTGGCATCTCGCTAACGGGTGGGATGATATCGGGTATCATTTCTGTGTCTATGCCGATGGTTCAATCCATCGCGGTAGGGACCTTGACAAGTCAGGCGCTCACACCTACGGACACAACAGGAACTCTATCGGCATATGTTATATAGGTGGTGTAGACAAAGAGATGAACGCCAAGGACACTATGACTGAGATGCAGGATATCGCGGTCCTTGAGCTAGTTAAAAGTTTACGCCTTATTTTTGGAAGGTTAAGTCTTCACGGACACAACGAGTTTTCAAGTAAGTCCTGCCCTTCGTTCGATGTGCAGGATAAGTACAAATTCTTAAACGAACAGATATGAATTTTTTTACAAGTTTTTGGAGTGAGATTTTGCTTGCCACAATTACAGCAGCTGGTACTATTACTGCTTTGACCGAGACGGAGAAGGACGATAAGGTCGTCAACGTATTGTCTCGTATCCTCAACGCAGTAGTGATGGGTAAGAACCGCCGCAACAAGTAAGGACCTATGCCTAAGATTAGTACATACGGAACCGTTACGCCAGCAGCTTCCGATAGGATTGTTGTTAGTGACGCGAATGATTCTAACGCTACGAAGAACATTACGGTGGGCTCGCTGTCTTCGGCTACTGCAATTTCTTACTATGTAGATGCTTACGATATTGGCCCTAGAACGGTTACTATATCTACAGCGGATGATTTTGTTACTATTCCTAACATTATTTTTAGCGCTAGCGGACAAGCGGGGTTTGATGTGAGTGGAGGAAATGTAGTAAAAAACATCTCAGGTGTAGGTTTAACCGCTTGTAAGATAATAGCGTTTTTAAACGTTAAGACGTCAAGCGGAGGTGGCGACCAAAATATAGCCCTTCGTTTTATAAAGAACACTACCTCTATCCCTACCGCTGAAGGGCACGCTACAGTAAATCAAAATCACCCTGGTGAGATTACATTAGGCACCATTCAGTCGTTAGCTTTAAACGATACTATTGGGCTACAGATTAAAAATGTAGGCAGCACAACTGACTTGGTGATAGACCACGTAAATCTTATCATTACCTCACTGTAAGCTATGCTTATCCGTAAAATCTCTGTAGGTCCCGACTATAAGTCGGCGATGCATTACTTGCTAGGCCAAGAGGTTCTCGGGGGCAACTATAAAATACACCTCATCAAAGTTGAGGATAAATCAAATTCAATTCAGATATGGATAGAGCGCAGTAACGAGATAATTCTTTGGAAACACTTCTCGCATACGATGCCGCTGTCCGTAGAGTACAACATTAACTTTTAATGAGGTCACCAGACTCTTTTATAGTAAAGCCAAAAAATAGCAGTAGATACGATAACAAACGAAAAGCCGACGACGTTGAGTTTATCGTAAGTTCATCCCAAGAAGACCACAGGTTTTCTAACCGCTACGCTATCGTACAGTCCGTTCCGCTTTCTTACTCAGGCCCTATCCAGGCGGGAGATACCCTGTTGGTTCATCATAACGTATTTAAGTATTATTACGATATGTATGGAGCTCAAAAAAGCGGTCGCAGCTATTTTAAAGAAGACCTTTTCTTTGTGACGGACGACCAGTTCTTTCTATATAAAAAGGACGATAGGTGGAAAGCTCACGGGAAATATTGTTTTGTAGAGCCTGTAGAAGAGAAAGAATCGTGGATAGGTAAGTTCTCAAAGGAAGAACCTCTTATCGGGCGCCTTAAATATGGCAACGACCAACTGCTCTCTCTTGGTGTAAATGAAGGTGATGAGGTTTCATTCCTCCCTGATAGCGAATATGAGTTTACGGTAGACGGTGAAAAGCTGTACCGTATGTTTACCGACAACATAACCTTGGTATTATGAACTCAAAAGAACTCAAAGAGAAGATTATAGCGGCTGGTCATAGGGCGGTAGAGCAGCTTATCAAAGTAGCTAAAGAAGATATAATCAAGCCAGACCTTGAAGACGAGCTGGCTGCTGACAGGCTAAAAAATGCAGCGGCCACTAAAAAGCTTGCTATATTTGATGCGTTAGAGATACTCAATCGTATAGAGCAAGAGAGAGAGAATTTAGAGGCTATGGAGAAGCGTGGCGATTCATCTACTAATACCAAGCAAGGTTTTGCAGAACGAAGGTCAAAATAAACTACTTACTCAGCTCGAAGGTGTAGTGCCTAAAAACGTTCTTGCCAGAAAAAATCGCGCAAAAAACTGGGAGTACGGATATAACGAAGACTATGACTTTGTGGTTATATCAAAGGACGGAACGGTAGGTGAGGTGGTCGAAATACAGGGTGTGCGTATTGCGCTTCCTATGTCTGCCTCCGACCCGATACAGCGAAGTAAATCCAAGAAAGAGCAGTACTGGCAGCCATTAGAGTATCCCAAAGAACTTACACGCATTAAGACGATATTTCAGTGGAATGATATGCCCGCTGAGTTTAAAGACAGGTGGGTAGATTTTGTAGAGCAAGAGTTCGACAGGCGTGAAAATGGCGCGTGGTTTATGAATAACGGAGTGCCTACATACATAACAGGCTCGCACTATACTTACCTCCAATGGACCAAGATTGACGTAGGGCTTCCTGACTTCCGAGAAGCCAACCGTATATTCTATATATTCTGGGAAGCGTGTAAAGCTGATGTCCGTTGCTTTGGTATGTGCTACCTAAAAATCCGTCGTTCAGGATTTTCTTTTATGGGGTCTTCGGAGTGCGTGAATATAGGGACGTTAGCTAAAGACGCTCGTGTAGGAATACTTTCCAAGACGGGTGCTGACGCCAAGAAGATGTTTACGGATAAAGTCGTTCCTATATCGGCTAACTACCCGTTCTTTTTCAAGCCTATACAGGACGGTATGGACAAGCCAAAGACAGAGCTTGCCTACCGAGTGCCTGCGTCTAAGATTACTAAGCGTAATATGTACCTCGATGAGTCTGAGGAGCTTGACGGTCTCGATACCACTATAGACTGGAAGAATACAGCGGACAACAGTTATGACGGAGAAAAGCTGCTCCTATTGGTTCACGACGAGAGCGGTAAGTGGGAGAAACCAGAGAACATCCTAAATAACTGGCGGGTCACGAAGACCTGTCTACGTCTCGGTAGCCGTATTATCGGTAAATGTATGATGGGCTCCACATCCAACGCGCTGAGTAAAGGAGGTGGCAACTACAAGACTCTATACGCTCAATCTGATGTAAGCAATCGTAACGCCAACGGACAGACCAAGAGCGGTATGTACAGCCTATTCATCCCTATGGAGTGGAACTTCGAGGGTTATATCGATAGGTATGGTATGCCTGTATTTAACAAACCTACAGAGACAGTAAAAGGAATTGATGGGCAATCAATAAAAATGGGAGCTATTGAGTACTGGGAGAACGAGGTGGCTTCACTTAAGAACGACCCCGATGCGCTCAACGAGTTTTATCGTCAGTTTCCGCGTACCGAGTCTCACGCTTTCCGAGATGAAAGCAAGCAGTCTATATTCAATCTAACTAAGATATACCAGCAGATTGACTATAACGACGAGATGATAAAGGAGCACTATCTCACCCGTGGGTCATTTCACTGGAAGGACGGTCAGAAGGACAGT